GGGTCCAGAATTCTACGGTCCAGGTAACCGGCGATGCCATGGAGATAACCATGGATGTAAACCCGATTGTGGGTAAGCCTCTTTCTGTCACGGTGAGCGTTTAATCATGGCATTTCAGATAAAAAACTTTGTCTCCATTGCCGCGGCCATGATCAACCGCATGAAAGCGGTGCAGTCGCTGCTGACTGATTTTAATGTCGGCGCTGCTGCCCGTACGGTGGTAGAGGCGGTCGCCATTGAGCTCGATCAGTACTACCAGCAAATGTTCAATGGCCTGAAGGAGGCCATCCCGGTAGCGATTTACAACAGCTTCGGCTTTCCGCTGCTGCCGGCCCAGGCATCCCGCGGGCTCCTGACGTTTACTGCCACAGTATCTGCGTTCGATCAGCCCATCCTGGCTGGTGCCGTAGTGACTGTGCCCGGCGGCACTATCCGCTATGTCACTCAGGCGAACGCTGTTATCCCTGCCGGTGACACTACAGTATCTGTGGAGGCTGCAGCTGATACGGTCGGGCTCGTCAGTAATGCGGCGCCAGGGACTATTACCCAGTTGGTCGGCAGCATTGCCGGGGTGACTGGCGTCACCAATACCCTCGCTTTCGGTGGCGGCCAGGACGCTGAGACGGAAGACCAGCGCAAAACGCGCTTCCAGTCCTACATCCAGTCCCTTGGCCGGGGCCAAGTCTATGCACTCCAGTACGGGGCGCAGACAGCCTACCTGCTGGACAGCTATGGCAATATTGTGGAAAGCGTGATCAGCGCCATCGTGCAGGAAATGTATTACATCGATGACTCCAACCCGATTGGACTTATCCATGTTTTTATTTTCAACGGCAGCACGGGGGCGAGCTCTGATTTGATCGCGAAGTGCCAGCAAATTATAGATGGCTATACCGACACCAACGGCAACAAAATCGCCGGATACAAGGCGGCTGGCACCATTGTAGTGGTGTATGCCTGCTTCACGTCTACCTGTGATGTGACTGGCGTGGTGACTCTTCTGCCAGCCTACGCAAGCAGCAGCGTTGCTGTGCTGGCGGCCTGCACAGCGGCGGTGAACGCCTATATCGCCAGCCTGCCTGTGGGCACCAATATCATTCAAGAGCAGATCCGCACAACGATTATGAATGTGCCTGGTGTCTATAACGTGGTTTTGTCTGCGCCCGGTGGGGACGTTACGATTGCCTATAACTACAAAGCCCTTCCGGGCACCATTGCTCTGACGACCTGATATGAAACTGACGCGCAAGCTTTTCACCTGGGTACATCGGGCATTCAGCAAAGACCCGAAGGCTACCCTTGCGCTGCGTCTTGACTATGATGGCACCATGACGTGGACTGTTGCAGATGGATTTCTGACTACCACTGTGACTGGCGGCTCGGGCGCCGCACTCAACATCGATCTTTCCCTTTACACCCTGGCTGCGCTGGCGACCCACCTTGCTGCCCAGACGGGGTATACGGTGGCTTTCTCGCCGCCTGATTCTATTGCACAGTTGAGTGCGCTTTCCATTCTGGACGGCTCCAACACTCCAGCCGTGAGCAATGGCGATCACCTGAGCATATTCACGTCGCTGGCATGGGCGTTTCTTGATAGCAGCGCCTCAGAGCTGAATCAGGCGGTGAACTCCATTCCGCTGATGATAGACCAGATGGTAGTGGGAACGGCGGAAGGCACATGGCTTGATTACCACGGCAGTTTTTTTGACTGCGTGCGCCAGAATAGCGAACTCGACCCCCAGTACGCTGGCCGTATCGTGACGCAAATGTTCCAGCCGAAAGCCAATAACGTGGCCATCGAACTCGCGCTTCAGTCTCTCAACTCAGGCCAGCTTGCCACAATTACCGATGCCCCGCTGGTTAGCGGCAATTACGGGTGGTTCGATGCCGAGATTGACACGGCCGGCGTTACCGATATCGCCTCCCTGATTATTCGGTCAAGGGCGCTCATTGATCAGTTCCGGGACGCAGGGACCAATCTGCGCAATTTCTATACCTCGATCAGCACTACTGACCGGTTTGTGTCCACGGCAGTATCCCAGCTGGGCGTAACAATTTCGGTAGGGCCTTGAAATGTCCACGTATAAGACCCTGATCACTGCCCTGGGCGCCACGCTCGAGGCGGCTGCTCATGCCTCTGACACTCAGATTGTCTATGCCACTATCAGGGTTGGAGACGGTGGCGGCGTGCCAGTCACTCCAGATCCGACCCGTACAGCGCTGGTGCACCAGGTATTATCTGTGGCGCTGAACAGCCTGACAGTGGACCCGTCCAATGCTGACCAGTTCATCGCAGAGGCAATAATCCCGGCAGTAGAGGGAGGCTGGACAATCCGCGAGCTCAGCCTCAATGACAATGCCGGCAATATGATTTTCACGGCGAACTGCGGGGATACCTACAAGCCCACGGCTGCCGACGGCGCCACCTCAGACATGCTTATCCGCATGACGATTGCCGTGTCGAATCCTGACACGGTGACCATTATCCTGGACCCCTCTATCGTTACTGCTACCCGCGAGTGGGTAGGCGACAACTATCTGGCAAAGGCCAACAACCTGTCCGATATTGCCAGCGCCGCAACTGCGCGCACCAATCTTGGGGTTTATTCCACGGCCCAGGTCGATACCAATATTGCCGCTGAGCAGACTCGCGCCACTACGGCGGAAGCTGCACTGAATACGGCAATTGCCGCTGAGCAGACTCGCGCCATAACCGCAGAGGGCGTATTAACCGCTGCTGTAGCTTCGGAAGTAACTCGCGCAACATCGGCTGAGGCTGTGCTGGCGGCGGGCCTTGTGCCGCCCGGCTCCGTGTCACACTTTTTTGGCCTGACCGCTCCCGCCGGCTGGCTGATCTGTAATGGCCAGACGATTGGCAACGCTGCCAGCAACGCGAATTTTGCTGATCCCTCATCCAGTACGCTTTTTGGCATTATTTGGGATGCGACGCTCAACACCACCGATGGGGGCGCGTTCCAGATGCTAACGGCTGACGGCGCTCCGGTGGCACGTGGCTTGACCGCCGTTGCTGACTATGACCTCAACTACCGTATCCCGCTCCCTGACGACCGTGGCCTCTTCTGGCGCGGCCTTGACCTTGGTGCTGGGGTTGATGCTGGGCGTGTGCTGGCGACGAGTCAGACGGACGCATTTGGATCGCACAATCACGACGTGAACAATAGCGAATATAACTACACCGTGCAGCCGGGCTCGAATGTCATCGCTGGATTTCCGGCGGGGGGAACGACCGTCACGACGTCCTCCGGCGGTACTGAAACGCGCCCGAAAAACCGCGCTTACCTGCCGATCATCAAACTCTAACCGGAAAAAAGGAAGTTATGACATGGAAAATGAAAGCATTATTCCATTTTGCCGGACTGAAACCGAAGAGGAACGCAGGGAACGCGAGCAGGATGAGCGCCTTGTGCGCCTGATCAATCTTGCTCTGGACGGCCGGGCAGAGGATGCGCGCATTGACCGCAAAATCCATGCCGATCATCACATCATCGTGGCGAAGTGGATTGAGCGAGAGGAAAAGGCGAAGGAACGCTGGGATATTTTCCGCAAATCGATGCTGGGGGCAATTGCGGTTGCGATTGTCACCGGGATAGGTAAAGCGCTGGTTGTGCTCGGCACCCTTGTGGCTGCCGGGTGGGCCAGCCAGCCTCATGGCCCAGGTGGGCCGCACCCGTAGGAGAGAGCGTCATGCAGAACTGGCAGAAAGGCGGTTTGTTTTTGATCTACAGTGCCATCCTGGTATGGATTGGCATGATTGCTGAGGGGCACATCCTCACGAAGCCGGGCCCGACCCCGGTTCCCATGGCGGCCATCGTGCAGCCAGACAAGTCGGTACTGCCGCCGGTGGCGCCGGGCGCCGACAAGCAGGCCGACAAAATGGCCAAGGCTCCCATGCTGCCCAAGGGTGCCATCCATGAGCATACGGTGATTGCATCCATCCAGCCGGAAGCACAGCCTGCGCCTCCCCCCGTTGCGCCGTTTAAGCCTTCGAGCGATGGGATGTGCCATGATACCCCTGAGCCGGCGCCAGTCTGTAAAGCGGTCACCGTGCGCCTGGATGCCATCAAGACGGCTGACGGCTATCACCGGTATATCGTTTCGACACCAGACGGCACCATTTTGAGTACGCTGGATGTTCCGCCGGAAAAGGCGCCTCTGGTGTTCAGTGAGCCCAAGTATGGTATTGGTCCACTGGCCGTTGCCGGCCTGAAGCCTGGGATAGTGGGAACGTACAAGATGGGAACAGCCGTCGAGGTTATTGGCGAAACCTTTAACCTCGGCGGCAAGGGTGGTGCGTACTTTGGTGCAGGTGTGATCTGGCGGTTCTAAAGTTCTACAGCGGCGTAAATCTCAACACCGGGAAACTTTTTATCAATCTTGTGACAAAGTTTCTCGGTGGCTTCATCGATAACGATTACCCCAACACCTGTTTGCTTTAAACGATGAAAAATGAACCGCTTGGTGGCAATGTTTGCATTCACTTCAAAAAATGTAACCCCATCTTTCGTCAGCTTTTCTTTTAAATCCCGCAGGTAAGTGGTTTTTCCAGTTCCTGCGCTGCCTTTGAAAATAAGCTTTATCATAATCAGTCCTCTCTATCTGGAGCCAGTTCAAGCACGGTTTTAAGCCGGTCTAACTGGCAATAGGCCTTTCATATCGCATCCCCAGCACCAGCCGCAATTTCACTCGCCAGCAGCTGGTGCTGAGAACCCTTCTTTTTCGCAAGTTCCGACACTTCGCGCGCCAGTTCGCGTAGATCCGCACAATCCTCGATCATGCTCTGATCACGGCTCATTTTTTTCAGCCCGGATACATCCTGCTTTAAAACCCCAAAACGGATCATCGACAACATCATTACGGACCCATGTTCCGCATTGCAGGCATACCTGGCCGTCTTCGCCACTGTGAAACTCAGGCTGCGTATCGGCGCCCATGCAGGCTTTCGTGGGGTGCAGGTCCATTACCGTGCCACCGGGTAACCGTCGTGCAAAACTCCATCCAGCGTGCGGCCGGCGTGCTTGGTGCCGACCTTGCGGTAAAGCTGGATTTCGCGATGGTCACCCTTCTCGAAGGGCTTGCCGTCCTCCCATACCCAGTCCTTCAAGGGTGGGCCCGGCGGGCAGTCAGGGTGGTTGGAAGGCAAATACTCACCCCACTGCTTGAACAGGAACGGCACGCCATGCTGCGCGCAGTCGTCGCGGACCTTGCGTACCCATTCGGCTTTCATGATGCGGGCCTTGTCGCCGCTCTCGCCGCCAAGGACAACCCAGTCCAGCTTATTGCCATGGGAGCCCCCATTTTTGGCAGACCGGAAACCATCGAGAGCATTGTCTATATGAGTCCGGCCGCCCCATTTCCGCTCGAGCATGGTCAGATTGACCCGGCCAATCATCGGCTCCAGCGATATCCAGCGCACGGCCGCAATCGTGGTCAGCAACAGCCCAATACGTTTGTTGGCCCATTCCTGATTTTCCACGCTCACGCCAAGCCAGACATTCGGCAGTGGGATAGCCGGCTTGGCCAGCACCAGGCCCATGCGCTCGGCGGCCAGTACCAGGCGCTCAGGCTCGCGGGCAATGCCCTGCATGTAGGCCTTCATGACTCCCGGCCGCTTCGTCAGCACCTGAAAAGTATGCTGGCTGGCCAGCGCCATGACGGCAAAAACCTTATCGATGAAATCCAGCGGCACAGCCTCATAGAACAGGTCAGACATGCTGTTGACAAAAATCTTGCTGGGCTTTTTCCATGACAACGGTTCCAGAAGCACGCTATCAATAAGCATGATCTTGCCATTCCACTGACGATGTTCGCCTATAAGGCCAGCATAGGGCATTCCTTCGCCATTGAAGCGAAAAGCAATCTTTTCAGCATAGCAGTTCATGCAGCCAGGGCTCACACGGGAGCAGCCGCGCGTGGGTGACCAGGTGCTATCTGTCCATTCTATTGATGTTTTTCTGACTGCCATGATCGATGCTCTTTAAAAAACACCCCGGCGAACCGGGATGCTCGGGTTAACACCTACTTTTTTCAGCCACGCTTGCCGGTGTAAAAGGCAATGTTGTGGCCCGGCAGCTTCGATTCGAGCTGTTCGGATACCTTGCTGGCGATGTTGGCCAGGGCGCGCTCGAGGATGAGCTCGAAGTCGACCATGACATAGCACATGAACAGCTTCTTCGTGTCCTTGTCCACGCGGTAGCGGTAAAGGCAGTCGATACCGAACGGATTGGCATAGCGGAAAATGCGAACGCCAATCTGGAAGTTGCTCGGAATATCGATGGTGCCCTTGGCGCCGGCCCCGCTCTCGCTTTCCTCCTGGTAGGTCAGGCGATTATCGCCATTCTGGAGGTTTTCAGAGGATACGTAGACGATCTTGGACTTCTGGTAAAGCGTCTTGGCCACTTCCAGCATGGTAGCCGCATCCGGCCGCACAATTTCACCGGCATGACGCTCCAGGAAGTCAGCGAACTGCACCTGCGGAATCATGTTGTCATTGTGCTTGGCCCAGGCGTCAAACTCGGGTGCCCTCAGCAACTGCAAGTGGACCACATGGCGCCCCCACTGGGCAGGGCCCTGCACATCAATGCCAGTAGTTGCCAGGGTGCTGAATCCCTCCGGCAATTCCTCGGCATCCGGGCGGATTGCGCCATCGTGGTAGTCGATGACGGCCGTCATGCTCAGCGAGGCCAAGTCAGAGAACACCACGGTACGACCGCGCAAGGCAAACTTGCCAAGATAGGCCGTGAACGAGTCAACGTCGTTCAGCGTGATGTTCTGCTTGATTTCTACCGGCTGCGACAGATGCTCAGCCAGCGACTTCAACTCATAGCCTTCCGGCACGACAGCAAAGGGGATGTTGGTGCCAGGCACCGTACTCAACCCAACCAGCTTCGCGCCGAGCGCGAGCAATTCTTTCGTGTTTTCAGTATTCATGATGCGGATTAACCCTGCTTGGAGTTGCCAAGTTCTTCCAGGGCCGGCTTGTCGCTGCCGGTGGAATTGATGGCGACGAGTGGAAGTTTCTGCTGCTTGGGATGCTCACGCAGCAGGTTGTTTTCAGGGGTGACGTACATCAGGGTCTTGCCGCGCGAAATGGTCGGCGACTTGACCTTGAAATCGGCATTGATGCTCATCTGGCCCTTGCCTTCCGGCTTGTAATCCAGGGTGATGGTGATCTTGCCGCCCTTGTTGGTGAGGCCGATCAGGTCGACGAGTTTGTTCTGCTCGACGGTCAGTTCGTCCAGGAAGCTGCCGTGCTCGACTTCGCGCAGCAGGTCAATAAACGGGCGGATGCCCTTCTTCGGTTCGTCCACGGTATGCTCCTGTGGTTTTGGTGGTACTGCTCGGTAATCAGCTGTTGCGCTGCGCGGAAGGAACGTAAGTATCCTTTTTGAAGCCGCACTTCAGCTCTCTGTAAACCCCTTTGTAGCAAGTCTCCAGCAGGCGGATGCCGGTGTAAATATGGCGCTCGTTGGCGCCACGGACATACTTCTCATTCGGCATGCCAATGCTAAGCGCGTGCGCATCGCGGCGGAGTGCCTTTGCTTTTTTCGCGTTCACGGTAAACCCCTAAAAAGGCGCACGTCCTTGTGCTGGAGTAATTAAAACAGGCTGCCGTCATCCTCCGGCGTTTCCTGCTGCGTGGGTGCCTGCTTGGGAGCCGGCGCCAGTTTCTGCTCGGTCTGCTGCTTGTTGGTGGCAGCTTCAGCGGCATCCGTCACTACCTGGCGGGCCAGCGGCTGAGCATTGGCGGCATGTGATTCAGCGGCCTGGCCGGTGGCGGCCTGCTCCGGCTTGGCATCAGTAGCATTGGCGGCAGGCTGCGGCTGAGCGGACTGCTGAGGCGCAGGCGCTTGCTGCTGGGTGGCATTGGCGGCAGGAGCTGGCGCACCACCCTGACGGCCCTTGCGGGTAGCACCAGCAGCAGGCGCTGTGGCGCCGGCCTGGGCTCCGGCGGCAGCACCAACGGAGTTGTTGATGGCGGCGCCCTTGGCGGTATCGACGGCCTTGTTATTGTCGTCGAACCATTCTTCAAGCGTAGTCATGCCATCGCGCAGGCTGTGAAACATGCCCTGGAGATCCGCAAAGTCGTCATCGTTAAACGTCTGCATGGGCTTCTGCGAGCGGATCTCCAGCATTGCCCGCGTGATACCGAACTTGGCCAGCACACCCAGCGCACGCTCGATACGCTGGTCGATGGTGACGCCACCGGCCAGTGTCTTGCGGCAGGTTTCTACGGCCTGCTCCTGCAGCCACTTCGGCAGGATTGCCATGATGCGACCACGCAGGCGGCGGCCGGCCTTGTTGGCGATCAGCTCGTCGATATCGCGCTCGCTCTTTGCCGGCCGGCTGTTGCCACCGGACAGGTCGATGATGTGCTTCACAGTGAAGCTGGTACTCGAGCGGGTATTGCTCTGGAGGTCTTTGGCGAAAACTTCCACTTCGGAAAAGTCCGCACCACGACTCAGCTCACGGTGACCGAATTCGATATTCCCCCAGCACAAGGCAATCTGCTCCGCCAGGCGGATGCTCGGGCCGGAAATGGTTTCACGGCCGCGCGGGAAGCTGTAAAAGGCCTTTTCAGCCATAGACTGCTGCTGGCAGATCACCTTGATATCGTCCATAGCCCCCTTCACATTGCGCGGGAAGCGCTTGGCGATGGCCAGTGCACCCTGGGCCTCTGCAACAGCGCGCGACGTTTCTATCGCAACAGCGCCCTGATTCAGCCCGGTTGACGGCAGATGGTCACTATTGAAAGCCTCTTCATAGCTGCCCTGCCGCATCGGGGTGGCCACCCCATCTTCTTTGGTCTGCATGGTTAATCTCCACAGTTGGTAATGTTGAGCGGGTTCTCAGAAACATAGGAAACGAAAAGCTGCAAGCCCGACTCCAGCGCTTCTTCCTTGAATACCCCGTAGGTATCCAGGTCCAGCGATTCGATGCCGTCCACGCACATGATGCCCAGCGTACCAGCGCGCATTTTGGCGATTTCCACGGAAATTTGCACCTTCTGCGCAGTATTAAGCCGGTCGAAGGCTATGCCGTCGCGGAATATGTCTCCGTTTACGATTTCCAGTCCGGTGATGGGAAGCTTGCTCATCAGCTCCAGCTTGTAGTCATGCAGGTGCTGGAGCACGCCATCCTGGAATACTGCCTTTTCCTTCAGGGTGGTCAGGTCCACATCGAGAATGCGGATATTTTCAAGCGTAGCCTCCGACCGCGAGCGCTGGCCTTCCTGCTCCTGCAGCCTGGTAATGCGCGCAGTGAGCTCGTTGTTTTTGACGGCGATGACTTCCAGCCGCTTGTCCTTAATCTCGGCCGCTGCGGTTTTCTTCACGTCGGCTTCGGCATTGATTACTTCGATCTGACTGTCGTACTGCTCGCGTGCCACGCGCACAGCCTCATCATAAACAGCCTTGGCGTCCGTGCGTCGCTGGGAAAAGCCAACATTGTAACTATCCAGCTGTTTCTGCACCTTGTCGAGAAAGATATCCCGGCTTTCAAGCAGGGCGCGCTGTTCGTCGAGCAGGGTGGCCAGGCTCTCACTGACGGCATTTTGAATTTCTTCTGGCAGCGTCTGGCGCAACTGCTTGATCGTCGATTCTTTCTCGGCCACCAGCCTGTTGGTCACCGTGCGCTCATCGAAGACGGCTTTATGCGTGGCATGGATGGCGTCAAAAGCATGGCAATTAACCAGCTCCGGCGCCAGCGGAATGCCGCACTTTTCCTCCATGTCAGCCTGGTCGACTTTCAACGGCATGGCCTGAAGCAACACATTCAGCCGGTCCTTCGGCTTGGCCAGCAGGAATTCAATAGGGTTGATAGAAAGCATGTCGACCATGCCATCCAGCACACTCTGCGGGCGCTCTACCTTGGTGCCATTCTTCGTGATAGTCAGTGTAGATGCTGTGCCATTGTCCTTGAACACGCGGCGGATGTTCGTGCCGTCATTCAGCACCAGTACCCCTTCGCCTTTGCTGGCGCCCTTATGCACCAGGGAGGCATCGGAGCCGCCCTTGATGATAGCCTTGATGCCATCGAGAATACTGGTTTTGCTGGCGCCATTCTTGCCAGATATTTCAACAAAACGGCCGGCATCAAATTCCAACTCTTCGATGCCAAGCACGTTCAGCAGTTTCACATGTGAAATGTATAAACTTTTCATCACTTTCTCCAGGTCCAGGGCGGCAGGTCAAGGGGCATGGCTTCAGACTTCGTATAGTCGTACCAGTACCCCGACGCATCACATTCAGCTATCAGGTCGGCCAGGCGCTGGCACTCTGCGCGAGCCAGTTCAATATCATGTTGCTGTGCATAATAGATTCCGATCTGAAAAGGCGGCTCTTTCTCCACAGCAAGAAAAACAAAATTCTCGGCCGTCCAGCCTACTGCCAGCTCCATCGTATCCAAATACCACGGAGGCTGAAGATAATAGGTGTAGTTGGTGGCATCCAGAGCAAACCCGCGCGGGCTGGCGTCCTTTGTTGACTTCAAATCAATAATCAGCTCCCCGGATTCGATAATCTTGTCCGGCCGGCATTTGCGCAGAAGACCATTTTTCGGGTCATATCCGTAAAAGCTGTTTTCGATCATACCGCCATCGGCGCGCGCAAAATGGCGCGCTACCGGATGCCGGTGAACAGCATCACGCATTTTCAGCAAGAGGTCGTGCTCGCCAACATCGACCACCACTTTATGCTTGTTCTGCGCCATGAAATCGGCAAACTCCTGCTTGCCCACTTTGGTGCGCTTATTGATGCTGGTGGGTGCAATAACCACGGTACTGGACAGTAGGTCAGGCTCCAGCACAGCTGTGTGAAAAGCTGTACCGAAGTTTTTATCGGAGGCCCCGTCTTCTTCTACTACCTCTTTTTTTTCCTCATCAGTTTTCCGGTAATGAAACCGGTAAAAGGCTGGCGATACGGCCATCTTGTCCAGATGCGATTTTGATACACCGGGGCCATTGTGATAGTCGTCGTTCGATACGCCTGGGTAGTGACCAGGGATAAAGTCTTGCATGTGTTCTCTCCAGCGACTCCTGCCGCCTAGAGAATGCTGCCTCAAAAAAGAGGAAGGCGCAAGCCTGATTTGCTCAAAAATGACAAAATGTCGGCTTGACGGGATGCCAGATGGGACGGCTATACTTACGCAAATTTGAGTGACGAGGTAGCCGTGAGCGAGACAACAGTAATAGAGAAGCCCGAATCCCCGGACTTTGAGGCAGAGTTTCAGCAAGCCCTTGATGAGATTGAACGTAATCTGAAAGTGGCCGGCCGCTCCCTGTCCGAAGCCTGCGAGGCAGCCGGCGTAGCGCGGGCCACCCCTGATCGCTGGGCAGCCAAGCCCCCCAAGTCCGTAGAGCTGATCGCCGCTCTCCAGCGGGTGGCGCGTGGCTGGCGTGAAGAGGCAGAAGCGGCAAAGCTGAAAGAGCAGGCACAGGGCGGCGCCGGTGGCGCGCAAGGCGCTAATGGATGAACGCTGGCCGACCCCCACCGGCCGGCTTTCGCGTTGTCCTGAGCTTCATCGCTTCCTATGCAATCTGCCTTTTCGTGCAATGGGTAATCGATAAGGTTTTCGGGCTACCATTTGATTGGCGAGCCAACTTAATAATGGGCGTCGTGTTCACGACAATAAATATTGGGCGCCCTCTCCTATTAACTTTTATTTTGTCCCTATTTGGGTATAGCGACAGGAGTAAGTAATGCACCTTTTTCTTATCATTCTTTTGTGCATTGTCGGTGTGTATCTGCTGTTTGGATGCTTCGCCGGGCTGCATATGACTTTCAGCAAATCCCCAGCGGCTGCAGCTGCTCGTACCAGGATAGAACGCGATATTTCAGCCTCGGCCGGTAACAGCAAAATTACCTATTATGTCCTTTGGTTGCTTGCCTACGTCTATACCATTGTTGGTTCTGGCGCCATGGTGCTGCATATCGCTTTCAGCAAGCCAGCAGCAAAGTAATCATGATATCGCTACGCCCGCATCAGGAAAAAGGCGTCAAGGAGATCCGCGCGAAGATGCTGGAGGGCTTTCGCGCCGTTCTTTATCAGTTAAGTACAGGTGCCGGCAAAACGTACCTTTTCAGTTTTATAACCGAAAAGGCGGCGAATAAAGGAAACTCGGTTTTTATTATTGTTCATCGCAAGGAACTGCTAAAGCAGGCCAGCCGCAGCCTGGATAACCTGAAAGTATCTCACGGGCTAATCAGCCCTCACTTTACTCCTCGTCCGCGCGAGTTGGTGCAGGTAGCCAGTGTTGATACCTTATTGGCGCGTATTAAAAACGGCCAGCTGCCTTATAAGCCTGATTTACTGATCGTCGATGAGGCCCATCATTTTGTGGCGGGCAACAAGTGGGGGAAAGTTTACGATGCTCTTGGCGCTCCTGTTACGCTGGGAGTTACAGCTACCCCGGTACGATCTGACGGCAAGGGGCTTGGCATTCATGCTGATGGCCTGTTCGATACTATAATTCTAGGCCCCCCCATGCCGGAGCTCATTGAATTGGGCTTCTTAGTCAAGCCGGAACTGTACGGGCCTCAGCACAATGTTGACCTGACTGGGGTAACCCTGAATGCCAACGGGGAATACAACTCTATCCAGCTCGCGCAGCGGATGGAGGGACAAAAGCAAATCGTCGGGGACGCCGTCGAGCGCTATAAAGAGGTGTGCCCTGGCGCAAAGACTATCGTTTTTGCTGCCAGCGTAAAGCACGCCAACGATATCGTTGATCGTTTTAACGCTGCCGGCTTCCGTTTCAAGCTCCTGGTCGGGGCTCCCGCTATGTCCGATGAGGCGCGTGATTCAGTAAACCGGGAATTGGCGTCTGGAGCAATACATGGGGCTGTCACCGTCGATCTGGTGTCAGAAGGTTATGACCTTCCTGATCTGGAGTGCGGCATTCTTCTTCGGCCTACACAGTCAGAAGGGCTTTTTCTCCAGCAGGTGGGCCGCATCATGCGCCCGAGTCCCGGCAAGACTGGCGCCTTTATTCTGGACCACGTTGGCAATATTGGCCTTGTCCGCGATGACGTATTTATCAGCAATCACGGACTGCCCTGGGCCTATCGTGAATGGACCCTGGATGGACGCAAAAAGGGGCGTCGAAATAAGGACGCTGAAGATGAGGTAGAGGCGAACAAGCGGTGCCCCATCTGTTTCCGCATTCACCCTGTAACACAGGTTTTTTGTGGGAATATCCCTGCTGAAACGCCTGTGCCGGGCACAAAAAAGAAGTGCCCCGCCTGCTGGGCTCTCCGTCCCGTCGAAATGACTCTGTGTGATTGCGGGCATGTTTTCCGCATATCGCCATTTTCCGACGGGTGCGGTTATGAATGGGTGCCGACCGGGCGCTCCATAATGGAGGTCGAGGGCACTATCCAGAAAATGGATGTGACGGCCATCGAGGCGCAGGAAGAAGTAAACCGTCTCAGCCGGGCTGAGCGTGGACAAGCCAAGACCAAGGAAGAGTTGGCGGATTGGGCAAAGACCCAGCCCAATATAAAGAGCCCGACAAAATATGCTGAAAACGTGCTCAAGGCCCGCGACGAGAAGGCAGAGAGAATTAAGCGCATAAAGCAGGCCCTGTCGGCTTCCAAGCAGCCCATCTGGTCGCCAGCAGGCTGGAATGCCTTTGTTAGCGCTTCCGAGCTGGGCGAGCGCGCCATGCGGGTAGCAATGAACAGTGTCATGCGTACGGATGCCGCCGGGACCATGCTGCTTTATGTCCGGCCGGCCATGGAGAAGGATGCAATTAAGTACGTCACTGACCAGATAATCAAGCGCCTCCAGGATGTGCTGGTGCGCTGCAAGGTAGAGGTTATTTTGAAGGAATGCCTGGGGCAGACTCCCGCGGAGTACCAGGCGGCAAACAACACCATAAGTGCCCAGCCGTCTTTGCTTCAGGCGGCTGACGAGGCAATCAACTTTTAGGGGTAGGACATGCGCGGCGTAAACAAGGTGATTTTGGTTGGCACGCTCGGGAAAGATCCTGAAGTGAAGTTTCTCCCGAACGGCAATGCCGTGTGCAATTTCTCCATGGCGACCAGCGAGGCCTGGCGCGACAAGAACAGCGGTGAAATGCAGGAGGCTACCGAGTGGCATAATATTGTCATGTTCGGCAAGGTGGCAGAGATTGCCGGCGAATATCTGCGCAAAGGCTCCAAGGTCTACATCGAGGGCAAACTCAAGACCAGGAGCTGGGATGACCAGGCCACCGGCCAGAAGCGCTACAAGACCGAAGTGCAGGCGGACCAGCTCCAGATGCTGGACAACAAGGCCGCCGATGGCGGTGGTGGCGGCCAGCAGCAGGCCGCTCCTGCCCAGCGCCAGCAGGCGGCGAACCGCCAGGCTGCGGCGTCCAAGGATGAAATGCCGCCGCGCGAACAGCAGTTCAGTGATGATATTCCTTTTTGATTTGATATTCCTTTTTATTATGGTTATCCTTTATTTTTTAGGAGATAGCCATGAAATTTTGTAATACCTGTGGAACTGAAAAAGCAGAATCAGAATTCCATATACGAAAGGCATCTGTTGATGGTCTTTGCGCAAAATGCAAATCGTGTATGACTGATTATGATAAAAAAAGAAGTGGAGACAAAAATAGAGTTGCCAAGCGTAAGGAATATTCGCTGAGTATTGTCGGTATTGCTGCTGGAAAAAAAGCAAAAGAAAAATATATAGAAAAAAACCCAACGAAAAGAAAGGCTCATATTTTGGTTGGTAATGCAATACGTGATAAGAAGCTTTTTAAGGAGCCATGCGAGGTTTGCTTTACAGAAGAAAATATTTGTGCTCATCACGATGACTACGCCAAACCATTGAATGTCCGCTGGTTATGCGCCCTTCATCACTCGCAATGGCATCAAGAGCATGGGGAATCGCTTAATCCCTAATATTTTGACAAAAGCCGGTCGGGACAGCACTATCAGGTTTCTTACCTTGTGGTTGCTATCCCCGCCCGAATTTTCGGAATCAGCGGGGATTTTTTATGGACGCCATTTCATACCGTAACGAAGAGGGCCTGATGTATACCAAGGTGGTGTACGAGAAAGGCCGCTGCGTCTCGTCCTGCAGCCGGTACTTTATGGAGGGCTGCCTTGCCCGCCACCTGCTCGACAACATGACTCGTGATGAGCGCCGGGCATGGGTGGAAATGTGGGGTGCCCGGCAGAAACACCTGAGTCATGATGAGCGCCAGACTGCCATGCAGCACATCCGGGATACCGTGATTGAAGAGTGGAATTTCAGGAAGTCCCAGCAGACACAGGCGGATGCAGCATGAGAGAGAGCAGCGTCAGCAAAAAACTAATGCTGTTCCTGAGCCGCGCCGGTGCGGTCCTATTCAGAAACAATGTCGGCAAGAGCTGGATCAGCTCTAACTTTGTTGAGCTGGGTAACGGTGATGTGCTGGTGAAAAATGCTCGCCGCTTCCATTCCGGGCTTGTGGACGGGTCGCTTGATCTGGTCGGTTGGTACTCCATTATCATCACCCCGGACATGGTGGGCAGCAAGGTTGCGGTTTTCACGGCCATTGACTCGAAGCACAGTAATGGTGGTGACCGCAAGAAAGAGAATCAGCTCAATTTTATCTACCAGGTCAATGATGCTGGTGGGATAGCAGGTTTTGCGTCCTCCGAAGAAGAGGCTATGCAGGTGCTGGAGCGCGGTGTTTCGCGGCTCCGTACCAACGGTTGATGTGTCGGCTAGGTCTGGCCGCCGAACGATCCCCCAAGTGATCCGCCGACGCATCATTCAATACTTGGGATAATAAGAGCCACTTGGGGGCCCAATGAGTAATGAACTGCCAAAAACGTCGCAACAGGATATTGACCGTGCAAACGCCAATATCCTCGAAGTGGTCGGCGAGTTTATTGACCTGAAAAAACAGGGTGCAGAGTGGGTAGCCTGCTGCCCGTTCCACAATGAAAAGTCGCCATCGTTCAAAGTAAATCAGAACAAAGAAATGTATTACTGCTTTGGCTGTGGCGCCAGCGGTGATGCCGTCTCGTTCGTGATGGAGTTCAAGGGCTTCAATTTTCCTGACTCGGTGCGCTACATCAATGGCGAGCCCACGAAGGCCAATATCGTCCGTCCGCCGGCCGACCAGCGCCCATCTTTTGCGCAGCAGCGCCAGCAAGCACGCCAGTTCGAGCTGATTATTCCGGTACCTGATCATGCTGAGCCTCCGCCCTCTGTTCACTCAAGGCATGGCAAGCTTACTTCCATGTGGCCTATCCGTATGCCGGATGGCGAACATATCTACGGTTATGTCGTGCGTTTCGATATCCTCCGCCGTGACCCGGAAACCGGTGAAATGCGTCCAGGCAAGGAAGTGCTGCCGCTGACCTACTCGGTTGATACGGAAACCGGTGAAGAGGGCTGGCGCTGGGCGGCGCTGCCGAAGCCGCGGCCTATATATGGCCTTGAGCAGTTGGCTACCCCTGGCATGGTTGTGATGGTGGAGGGTGAGAAGACCGTCGACGCAGCGCGCCGGCTCCTGCCACAGTTCCAGGTAATCAGCTACCTGGGTGGAGGCAAGGCCATCGAGCATACCGACTGGCTTCCGCTGAAGGGTCGCAAGGTGCTGATCATCCGCGATGCCGACCAGGAGGGCTATGTCACCACGTACGGCCGGCTGGGCGAGGATGGCGAGCTGGAGCGGCGTGGCCTGGTGCATATCCTGCTCGAGCAGGGTTGCATCGTGAAGTGCTCGGAGCCGCCGGCCGACTACCCCAGGGGCTGGGATCTCGCCGACGCTGAGACTGACGGCTGGACACCTGACGACGTGCTGGCATGGGTCAAAAAGCATATGACGGACCCGCTTCCGCCATCACCCCCGAAGAAAAAAGCATCGGTCGATAATGAGCAGGTACCGGAGCCTGACGCGCACGACGAAATGATGGCCGACCGCTTTGCAGATGAAGAGGACGGCGAGCAAGAGGTAATGCTTGATCAGTCTGATCTGCCACCCCAGCCGAAAAGCACGGCAGGCATTGACGGCCACAATCAGCCATGGGATTTCCTGGGCTATGACCGGGACTACTACTTTATCTACCACCACGGTAAAAAGCAGATCCTGACGCTTACCGTCGGCAGTTTTGGAAAGAATGGCCTTATTACCCTGGCGCCGCTCAACTGGTGGGAAAAAAGCGATTTCATGGCGAACAAGAAAAAGCCTGAAATTGACACAGATGCTGCGCTCGATTGGATTGTGCAGGCCTGCATTGCCAAGGGCGTATTTGATCCATCATGCGTGCGTGGCCGTGGGGCCTGGGAAGACGAAGAACGGCTGGTGTTCCACCTGGGCGACCGCCTGTGGGTGGATGGCAAGATAACGAACCTGGAGGAAATTAACTCGAAGTTCGTTTATGAGCGCAAATTCAGGATGCCCACGCTACCTGAAACAGCGCTGACTACAGCCGAGGGCCAGCACATACTGGAAATCTGCCGCAAGTTCCGCTGGAGTATGCCGGCCAGTGGTGCCTTGCTGGCAGGCTGGATGGCGCTGGCGCCGATTTGCGGGGCATTGGCGTGGCGTCCGCACATTTGGGTTACCGGTGGCGCCGGCTCAGGCAAGAGCACCATCATGGAGTTCCTGCACTGGCTTATGAATGGCATGGATAAGTATGCCCAGGGCAACAGCTCCGAGGCCGGTATCCGCCAGAAGCTGGCGGGTGACGCAATCCCTGTGCTGTTCGATGAGTCGGAGTCGAATACCGAAAAGGACGCGAACCGGATGCAGAGCGTGCTTTCGCTTATCCGCCAGTCCAGCTCCGACAGCGCGGCAGAGACATTCAAGGGTACGCAGTTTGGCAATGCCGTCAGCTATCACGTTCGCTCCATGTTTTGCCTGAGCTCGATCCAGGTGGCGCTTACCCAGCAGGCCGACGTTGAGCGCTTGTCTGTCCTGCGCCTGCGGCCGAAGCGCGACAAGGCGCCCAAGGCATCGAAGGCTGACGAGTGGATAAAGCTGCGCGACTCCATATATGCACTGCAAACTGACAAGACAGTACCTGGCCGGCTCTTTT